ATGGTGTTCTTCGTAATCAGCCGGCGTGGATTTGAAGACTTCCAGACGTTGAGCGCTAGCAACACCTCTCTCTGGGTTACCGCCGAGGTCGTCAATCAGAACGAGTTCGACGCGTTACGGGCAGCCGGGATTTCCGTCACATCTTTCAATTACTCTCTGACCACAGACGACTTAGCAGGCATTGAGCAGGCAATTGAAACTGTGCGAGAGCACCACCCAAACCAAACCGTATGGGTCAGTTTCTAAACGGTCAGCCCCCGCAATGGGCCTAATCTGATCGCATCATTCAGATGTTCAGGGGCAAGGTGCGCATATCGCATCGTCATACTCAACGAGGCATGACCAAGAATCTCCTTGAGAGTCACAATATGCCCACCACCCATAATGAAATGGGCGGCAAAGGTGTGCCGCAGGATGTGGCTGGCTTGACCGCGTGGTGGTTTGATCGACGTTGCTTGCAGCACCTGACGAAACGAGCCAATGCAGTTTGTGAAGTAGCCGTGCAGCATCCAATGGTGGCGCAGTGCATCGACTAGCTCAGATGTAACCGGGACCATCCGAACCCGCTTTGACTTCGTTCTAGAGAACACCAACGAGTTACCCCGAATACTTTCCGGCCTCAGTGCCTGAGCCTCCCCCCATCGACACCCGGTCGAAAGACAGATGTAGGCCACCATCGAGATATGCGGCGAAGTGGTCCGTTCTTTCATCGCTTGGAGCAGTTCTGATATCTGCGGCTTGGTCAGATATGACAATGCACGCTCTTGCAGCCGAACGGGCCGAAGACGTGTGAAGGGACAGGAATAGTCGATAGCATCGAGCTTGTGCAGTTCGTTGTAGACGGACTTGAGATAGCCGAGCCGATTGTTAGCGGTCTTACCCGTCAGCCCCGAAGCTATCCACTTGGCCCGAGCGGCAGCGACCTTTGCACCGTCAACCAGGCGGGCCTGAGGATCACCCATCGACGTAACGGTCAGTTGGAGTATCGCGTGACGGCGAACACCATCGGTCAGTGATACGCCGTGCAAGTCATACCAAAGCTGAACAAGCTCACCCAAACGCCGTTTATCCTTCTTCGGAGCACCAACGACCGGAACGGTATTGTTTGCGCGGCAGGACGCCTCAAACCGCAAAGCATCCGCCTTGGCCTTGAAGGACTTACGGAAACGGGAGCCCTTGATCGGTTCAACGTCGACCTTCCAGCGACCGTTGGGGAGCTGCTTTATCGACACTACACCGCCCTCCCCCATCTAACGCTTCGCTCCTCAAGCAACGCTTTGACGTGCTTGTAGAGGTCGTGCTCCGACATGTCCTTCGCTGCGTAGTGGTCGCGAATAACGGCCCAGCAATCCCATTGCCGGAGCGTTTCAAGCGCCTTTTTTGCACCCACCTTTTCCCTTGCCAGTAGGCTGATGAAGTTTCCCAGGAACAGCTCTACGTTCTTACCGCTGAAACCACGACTAGTCTTGTAGTAGCGCTTGTAGTCGGTGTCATCGAGCAGTGAATCAGCCTCAACCTGGACCTTCACATCGTCACGAATTAAGGTCCAAATAGGCTCAAAGCAGCCAGGGCGAGCGAGCAGCTTGAACTGGCCTAGGCCATAGCGCCAAAGGCCATCCAAATGCCCTGAAAACGCATCAAACGACTGGGTGTCGATCACCGCACCCGATGCCACATCGACCGAACCACTAGCAAACTGCTGGATGATTGAGTGGTGATAACGAAGCTCAACACGCCACACGTCTTGCTCCGGGTCGTAGTTGCTTGGGTCGTCCTGATCGAACGAGTCACGGCGCCGCCAAACGCTTTCCCAGTAGTCGAGCTTGTCAGTGGCGCGGGCTTGCTCAGTCTTGTTGTAAATGCATAGCTGCACGCCGTTGGCAGAGCCAAACATAGAGGTTTCGCCACGTCCGTAGACGCTGGACTTCATGTGCCAGGACAGCTCATTGATGCCCGAGATATCACGATGAGTACGGGCACGGCAGTGCATGCGGGCTACCAGATCCTTAGGCGGTTCCCAGCCCTGTAGATCTAGCGCCAGGTGGACTGCGCACTGGTTGATTTCGAGGTGCGAAAGGATCTGTTCGGCGTAGAAATCTAGCCGGGCTTGCAGCCGTGTAGGCGACAGGTTGTCGATGGCGTGGGGCGAGACTTCAACTTTCAGGTGTGGACCAATGCTGTCGATTTTGGCGTTGAAGTTCTTCACCAGCAGAATCAGACCAAGGTCAGCATTCTGGAGCTTGTACTGGTAACCGGAGTCCTTGCCCACTCGACCCGAGTGCCAACGCTGGCCAGCGAAATCGACAATGGCTCCTGGGGTTTCAAACAGGGCCATGATTTCCGGGCGGATCATGCCCTTGTACAACTGGCGCACGGTATCGACGCCACAACGAAGCAGGCGAACACCTGACAGGTCGGTCATGGCCAGGGTTGATGGATCAACGAACAAACGACCGCGTTTGTCTTCAACTGCCGTTTCGATATCCAACCGTGTTTGATCAATTGGCTTTGCCATTTTCTTTCCCTAATGCCGTGTATAGCGGAATTCGTTCTCGGTTTATCTGACGTGTTACAGGGACGTCACGCGGCGGCTCGCTTGCTCTGTACCTAGCCGCGCGCTCGCCGCCTTGCTCCTCAATTCAGGAGCGTCCGAGGTAGCCGACTGTTATCGGGTATGCCAATCACACGGGTGCCCTCAATTTCGCTCTCTGGAGCGTTTGCAGTGGTTTGGTTGGGGTATGTCTGGACTGGTGCCGTCTGGCCCGATTGAGCGCGTGCAAGCTGCTGTGCGGGCATTGCGCCCTTACATACGGCCTGACCTTCCCAAGCCTTGTACTTGATCACCACGTAGCAGGGACCGCGATACCCGAGCTTGTAGCCAAGGTCGGCTAGCTCCGTCCCGGTCTGCCTGAATACCCGCCCTTGGTCGTCCTCGACCTGGAACATCACCTTGCGGCTGAATTCGCCGTTTCGGTTGCCTTCGATTACGGCCTCAACATAGATATGCCGACCATCGAACGGATGGGCTAGGACAGGATCCAGTGAAGCACCCGACCGGCCACCCAAAGAAACAGGCAATACATCAGCAGCCACGTTACTAATATTTTGAGCAGGCGCAGGAGCAGCCGGAGCAGCTTTTTCAGCAGCGGGAGCAGGCGTTTCTTTATGGGCGCCAGCAGGGCCGAAATCGATGCCGCCAAGAGAAAATACAGCGACAAAAACACTGGCAATAAATGCCAGGAGAAAAAGTAATTTAGGTGAGCGGAAAAGGCTCTTACCGGCCGTGGTGTCTTGGGAGACGCCGGTTGCTGTTGATTGGTAGAGCTTGAAGGTAGCGGGCTTGATTCGCTTGTATTCAATGATGGTGCCTTCGGCTGGGGCACGGTTGAGCTGGGCGTCATGCTGTGCCTCCTTGTAGCGGCCAGAAATGCCGATCACGGCAAGGTTTGAATGCTTGTAGGCCATCTCACTAGTCATCCGAATGTCGTCGCGGATGTAGCTGATGTTCGGGGTCGTTAGAACAACGTCCCAGTTCCAATGCCGGTGGCGGGTCCAGCCGTCGAGCCAATCCATGGGCCGATCCGCAGCGGCCGCCGCTTCACTACCACCCGGATAGTCGAACTGAGCCAGGTCCTTTTCGCGCCACGATTTGGGGAATACGAGTTGGGTTTCGTCAAAAATGATGAACGCGCCCCGCGGTGCCCATTGGAACCACGAACGCATCTTTTCCATGTCGGCCCGTACCTCGAGGTCGAGGTTGATGATGTCCACCGACTCCGGCACTTCGGGCATCACCTGCAGGACCCTTTCCAGGGTAAAGCCACGGATGTTGGTGATGATCAGCCGACCGGCTTTTAGAGCGCGTACCGCGTCGTCTTGGATGGCGCCGGAGGTTTTGTAAGAGCCGTTCGGGCCATGGTGAATTTTGATGGCCATGGTCAGCGCCCCATGAACGGAACGAAGCGGAGCATGAAGCGCGTGGAGAAGGCGGAAAACAGGATGTTCAACGCCTGCGGAATACCGAAGAAGGAAAGCCCGCTAAGGACTTCACCCGGTAACCCGGAATACATCTGCCGGATTTGCTGAGTAACACCGATGCTATTCACCACGTCTTGAGCAGCTTCATAAGCGACTTCCAGGGCGAGGATTTGCATCTGGATATACGAGTACAGCGCGGCCTTTGTAGCGATCACCAAGAAGGCTTTCAGCAGGTCGTAAATACCCGTGGTGAGGAAGTCCCACACGTATTGAAAGAATTGGAAAATTTGGTCAATGGTTCCGCTAATCCATTCCACGGTTAGTCCCTCAAGATGATGAAGCCGGCCAAGATCGTTGCGCAGGCGAGCAGGATGTATTTCAGGTAAATAAGTTGGTCTTCAAAGTCAGCGGGGCAGAACTTGAGAGTGGTGTTGATGTACTGCGTACGGATGGGGATGTCGTAGCAAGGGAGCTGACCACCGCCCGTGCCTAGGTTCAGATCGAACGCACCGGAAAACAGGTTCGAGTACTGACTAATCAGGCCGTCCAGTTGCTGGCGGCCGGCATCGATTTTGGTTTGCCATTGGGCTTCTTCATCACCGAAGGCTTCCGATGTGTTGCCTACGAGTTGTTTGGTGGGGCCGGCGATGTCGTCGTCGCCTTCTTCCTCCTCACCTTCGCCCTCACCATCACCGCTACCCGTCGAACACTTGGCACCCTTGCAGCTGGAGCTGGAATCGCCAGGGGAGCCGTCTGCGTTCGTATGGTTGTTGTTGGTCGTGGTCGTAGTTGTAGTGGTGCAGCTATTCACGCCGGTGCACTTGGTTTCCGTCGTGGTAGTGGTCTGTTTTGTGTCCTTAGAACCATCCGCGTTAGTCGTGGTTTTCGTCGTGGTATCGGTCTTGGTTTCGGTCGACTTCGGAGGCTTGGTGACACACGTCCAATTGCCCTGAACAGTGCCCCAATTGCAGTCGTCTTCCCCTTTTTGCTCGCTGGTTACCGTAGAGGTGCAATTGTTGACCTTCCACGTGCGACCGCTTGCATCAACCTCATCCGCACCAGCCTGACATTCGCTTGATTTGTCGACTTCCGGGTCGCTGTCATCTTTAGTGCAGTCGCCCTCAAGGTTGCATTCGGAATAGCCGGCAGGGTTAGCACCGGAGCAGTCGTTACCGGTGTAATTGCCATCGTAGTAATAGGTTTTTTTGCCCTTGGTATCGGTGTAACTGGTGTTTGCAGAGAGAGCCGCAGAACAGCCACCGATGCAGGCAGAATTAGGAAGCGCGCCAGAGCTAGCGAAGCTTAGAAACCGGCCTTCTTTAGCCTTACATTGGCTAACGTCGCAGATCCCCGTAGTAGTGTTTAGAACGTATCCAGCAGCACAGGAGTCGCCACTACGGGAAGTAACGGATCCGTTAAAAGGGCCCTGGCCGGTGGCGGTAACCTTGTAAACACATAGATATTGCGAGGCAGATCGCTGAGTAATAGAAACGACGGTGTAGTCAGGACGATAGTTAGCGTAAAAGGCAACACACGCCTGCATAGGCGTTGCGCCGGTACGGTAGTCAGTACCAGTACCTGCATACCAAAAATAAGTAGTCGCCGCATTAGCAGCACCAATCGAGAAAAACGAAAAGAGTAAGACGGCAAAAATTTTGTGTAGACGCATCCAATAAAAAAGGAGCCTTTTTATCGGCCCCTTTTCCCTCCCGTCAGAAGAACTCGCCGCAGCGGTAACCGGTTATGAAGGCTCCGGCCACGAATGCGCCGAGCCACACTGACCAGAGCACGTGTTACGACTTGCGCAGCATGCCGAAGATGACGCCAGCGCAAGCCAGTACGGCGAGAGCCAGAGCCACATAACCAGCCACGGTGCCGGCCGAGGTAGCGCCCGCAGTGATCTGGTCTTCGATGCCATCGGTGCTGATTGGGATGGCAGCAGCCATTGCCTGACCAGCGGAGAACACGGCCAGACCAGCAGCCAGACCCAGAGCGGAGAACTTGTTACGCAGTTGCAGTTGTTTCATTGGTTGTTACCTCATACGTCGAAGGATTGAAGCTATCCAGCCACCGGATAGCCCTACTACAAACACCAGCAGCACCCCGCCAAATCCAATGGCGAAGGCCTCTGGCGAAAAACCACCCGAAACCAAAATGTCTACATAGCCAGCGGCTTCGGGTGGAATCAGGTAGGCCTGTTGCCATCCAAGTTGGGAGCAGCTGATAGAGGCATCAGCGTTGGTGACCCACTCCATGCAAACCTGTACGGCAACGACCATCGTTAGTTACCCACCAGCGGGAGGCCGCCAAACGCTTGCACCTGAGCGATCACGTCGTCAGCGATGGCGAGGCCGTCACAAAGGCCCCAGGTGTAGCCGCCGATACCGGCCAAAGCGGCGATGAACAGATAGCGATGCATGGCAAACCCTCCCGGCTAGCCGTTAAGCCTTAGGCGTTTCGGTAATGGGTTTGCTTGGGGTTTGTTGGGGCGATTGAGTGGCAGCGCGGGGCTTAACCGACTCGATGTGCAGGGCGAGATTTTTGCCCTTGTTCTGACCGCCACGGGCCACGTCGAAGGTGATGCGCACGGTTTCCAGTGGGGAAAAGTGAGCACCGGCAGCGAAGATTTCTTCGGCGGCGTCATCGTCAGCAGCCATGCCGATAATCGACAGGCCGTGTTCGGTTTTGCCGTCCGGCTCATCACCGTAGAACACCTTGATGTACTTGGTGCCGCCTTCACCGTCGAAGCGCTGAGTGCCGAGAAATGCCACTTCCATAGTCGAACGAGCCATCTTGTATTTCCTCGCTTAGTTGCGCGTTATTGCGCGGTTTTGCCTTTCAGCAGGCCGAGCGATCCCGAGCGGATGAACTTTGAAATTTCAAAGCCGCTGGGGTGTATTCGGATTGCTGGGGGTTTGGTTACCGGCCTACGTGGCCGCTTGAAGCTTTTAAACCAAGGGCCATGCCCTTGTTATCCCGTTTCGCCACCCGTGCCCGTGACTGGCGGGCCAGCCCCGGACACGGGCGGCGATTGAAGTTCTTGCCGGTTAGCCGGTTGGTTGCTCGGGTGGGTAGCAGGCTCCACATACTTAAAGCGGCTGATGAACCACCACCGGATGAGCAGATAGGCCAACAAAGGGAGGTTGAGCACAACGCCGAGCAGCGCCCATTCGTTCATGGCCATCAGCTCAGTTCTCCAGTTCGAACAGGTCGTACCGGGGAACGTAGGGCGTTGGCTTGCCGGTGTCGTACACAACGTTCCAATACTTCGGGGGCCGGAGCGGTGGCGAATGTTTCTCGCAGGTAAAGGCCGGCGTTACTTCCCACTCCGACAGCAAGACTTTCCAGACGCCAGCTACCAGGCCCATCTTTAAGGGGCGTATCGGGCGTGCTGATGCGGGGCGGCATTGCTCGCATCGTGTGGATAGGGAGGAAGCGACGCTCGCCGTCGCGGCCTTTGACCAGCAGACAGAGCAGCCACAATCCACGGAGTGCGGCAGATGCAGATACATGTGCATGGGTCATCAGAACTCCCCGCGCGCTTGGCGCTGAGTGCGTTGCTTAGATATCCAGCTATGAATGAGTGGCCCGACATTCATTGGCGACGGGAACGGCCTTCCGCCGAAGTCAGCCGCGCTGCTCAGCAGATCGCTCAAGAGTTGAGCACCTTCAAAACCCACAATTCCTACGTCTTGCAGGAGCGCGATCTGACCGTGTGCACGCCCCCACATCGCCCAATAATGAGCACTGGATGCAGAGCCACTGCCGTTCATGCGCACAATCTCGATTGACCGGATCACTGAGCGAAAAGCATCGGGGGTCAACTGGGCGGGAGCATTCATAGATCAGTCATCCCTGTCTAAAAGCTGCTTGTGATAAAGGGCGACATTGACCATGAGGTATTTGCCGATCTTCACAGTTGGAATGTAGCCCCGTGCGAGCCATGCTTGAACGATGCCCGCTTGATCCCCCATCCCAATCCAGTCACAAAACTGGTCCCAAGGCATTACAGGCGGGGCAACGGTGAATTTTTGAACGTCGGGTCCTTCCGGTTGCATGCGCTTTACTCCACTATGTTCAGCTATACCTAAGCACTGAGTTATTTGTATCTAATACAAATTCCATGGAGCAAATATAAGCCGACTTGCACATATGCGCTAGCATTATGTACAAATTACATAGAACAAATTTGAATGATTCGAGAGCGCCTTATAGCCGTTTGGGAACACAAAGGACTGACAGCTAAGAAGCTGGAAGCAGAGACCGGCATCGACCGCGAAAAGTGGTATGCACTGAGAAATGGGCGACGGAGAGCCAATGAGGACGACATCGAGGCTTTCGTGAAAATTGCGCCTGAGTATGCATTCTGGATAGCCAGCGGACTTGTGATACCCGAAAGCGGGCAAACAAGCCCTGAATACGATGAAGCAAACTCAAAATTGCCCGATCAAAACGCGGGATAGCGATCACTCTAGAAGCAGGTAGGCGCTGGTATGCCCGTAAGAAAGGTTAGGGAGCAAAAATTGAAAAGGATTGCGAGGACTTCGGCAGTATTAATGATGTTATGACTACAAAAGGTCACGCGCGGCTTTCAACAAACTTCGATAAAAAATCGGCAGATAAGAGAGTGACTAGCGATTTGATCCTCCTCTTCTAGTAAATTAATCACTTTCGAGCGGACCGGTCAGAAAGAATCGCTTGTTGAGTTTTAACGCTTTGAATTTCACGATTAACATCCTCAACACCAGCCTCCAGCTTAGAAGTTTTACTTTCCAAATAACGAATATCTTTTTGAGAAGACAACAAGCGCTTATCTAACTTAACAATATCCCGAGAGCCATCAGTTAACTTTTTTTCGTGATCTTCAATATCTGATTTAGCTTTTGACAAATCCGATTGAAATACGATAAATGCTGCAACTGCTATGGCGACTGCAATGATGAAAGAAATAAGTAGGTAAAATTTCTCTACAAAGTCCAATAACGCTGCAAAACGCCTAGGCTCCTCCTCTACGGACGGGGCCGTCCCTGAAGAATTATTGCGTGAAGCACCCATAGGCGCGGTGCTGGTGACAGGAAGAGCATCTGAGGGGGCAGTTCCACCTGTAGGAATCTCATCTTGAAATTCAAGTAGTACTTTAGGCTTGGGCGGATGATGTTGATCACGCAT